CCATGATCCTTTTTTCTTTAATCCACCAGTTGCATTTACTGTAGGGAATGTATTAAAGTATGATCCTACTGTTCCATCAGGAACAACCACAGTTCCATAATTTACTATAGGTGGCTTTGACATACCTGTTAATGTTTCATTAAATTTGTAATAATGTTCTGGAGAATATCCAACAATTGTGTCAGCCAAATAACCATTTATTGTTTCTGGTCTATAGATTGCTATTATATTTGATGGCATTACTGTTTCTAGAGATGCCGTCATTGGTTGTGCATTGATTGTTGTAGTAGGTAATCCAGACGAATATATACTTCTTAACTCTGCCTGACCTATTGCTGACCAATCACTAATAAAGAAACTTGATACTCCCACTGATGAGGTAACAGGTGCAGAATTGTTACCAAAAACAATTGCATTAATACTTCTCTTAGTCCAACCTGTGCGCTGTACTCCACCTACTCCATTGCCATCAATAAAATGATCATAAACTAATGTTCCAGTTGCTGATGAATTTACTGCTACATTGCCACTTTCATTAACAGTTTTTCTTACAGCAATAAAATACCATTTATTCCATTCAATAGGCACAACATTATTATTTTGATCTGTATAACTTGTATAAAAATTTATTGAAGCAGTGCCGATTTCAGAAGTTCCATGAACAATTGCTACAGCAGGCTGTCCATTAGTTTTTCCTGGTCCTATATTAATTATTGCTGAGTTTCCATTTGCAAAAAATCTAACCCCTCCAACACTTGCGTTGTCTACTGAAAGACCTGATGGCATTTTAATCCAAACACCAACAACTCTGTCAAATGAGGTAGAATCCCACATTAATCGTCTAATATCATTTGCATTGCCCGTATTGCCTGCTACTGTTGAGCCATAAATTAGTCTTGCATGTTTTATAGGACTAACAGTGTTATCAAATTCAAAATTATAATAGTTTTGATCTGATAATGGACCAACTTGAATTGTGGGATTATTTGCACCATCAGAAGCAAAGTTAGCATCAAGCATTTCAACTGAATTACCATTTAATGCTCTGGTTCCAGTTCTTGCGGGTGTTGCAGTAAATGTTGCCTCGTCAAAACTTATACCCTTGAAGTGACTTAAATTCTGATATGTATTAGTTAATGCGCTCATAAAAAAAGGCTACGCCAAAGACGTAGCCAATTCACCTACCTTCAATTCTGGATTAATTGATTTTAAACTATGCCCATTTACTGAGATAGGAGCAGGAAAGAAGCGAGACCATGAGGTAACAGAAGCGGCAACATGCTTCTTGATTTCTATGGCAACAGAACACTCAACAAATGTAGCAAGTACATTCAGAGTTAATGGTCCCGCTTCAATCCTGACATTCATTATGCTACTGTGACTCTCACAATACCAGTTGAGTCCCATGTAATGGTAAAGTTACCATTTGAAGACGACTGATCTGAACCGAAGTCAACGTATCCAACTAGTGGACGTGTTGCATTTGTTGCAGGTGTAGCATCATAGATCACTGCATAACGTGCAGTAATTGTGGATGAAGACCATGTTACATCGTCAGCATCAAGAACAATTACGTTTGTTGCTGATGTATAAGTATTAGTCTTGTTTGTAAGTGTGATTCCACCAGAGGTGTAACCAGTACCAGTTACTTCAAAAGCAACAACATCATCAAAATAGTTGTGTGCGTCCTGATCTGGTGTGTAGGAATTTGTGAGAAGTGCTACCTTGATGGTATCTGAATCCCAGTCAATTTCCTTATTGAAAGATTGCTGAATGAATTGTCCGTATAGTTTACTTGGCATTATTCAGTCCCCCCTTACGCTGTCTTCTCAACGATAGCGAATGCGTCAGCATCTGCAACAGCAAATCCACGACGAACACGAGTCTTGAGCAAGACACCATCCTTAGAAAATTCTGCATCACGAGAAACTACAGACTCAACGCCACCACGAACACCATTGATAAGCATCTGACGGTTACCGCAGATAAGCAATGGGTTTCCTGTTGGGTTGGCTGTTGCTGCTTCTGAAACTGCAGCACCATAAGATACAACTAGTGGGTATCCGAATAGTGAACCAGGTGTTCCAGCAAGTGGATCTGGTAGAACTAGGTCAGAGTTGCCCTTGACCATTCCACGGATTTCCTTTAGCATCTTAGGGTGAGCCATCCATACTGTGTTAGCAGCATCAAACTTTGATGAATCTTCAACAATACCAAGTGCATTGTTAAGGTCATCAAATGACATTGCTCCACCAGTTTGGATGCGGTTTGTTGTCCAGTTAATTGCTGAGTAAAGTGATGTGTAAGGAACAGTATCTGTACCATTTGCAACTCCACTTACTCCAAGTGTAGCGTTGTCGTACTTACGAGCCCAGCGAGATGCCCATTCACGCTTGTATGTAGCGAGAACATCTACTAGACCGTCATTAATGTCTTCCTCAGAAATGTGGAAGATCTTTGCATACTTACGTGCTGTAAGTACAACCTCATCAAGAGTTGCAGTTGCTTCTGGAATTGCTACGCCTTCGGCGACAACTTCTGGAGCATCAGCAACAAAACGAGGCACTGATTTTGTGCGAGAAGCCATTGCTTCACGACGAGCGAATCGTTCAACCGCAGAGTTGGCAATAAGGTCTTGGATGACTGCACTGCCTTGTTCCTCTAGGATGTAACCATTGGCTTCTGTTAAATCTATTCTAGCCATTTTGTTTTTCTCCTTATAGAAAAATGAATTTATTAAATTGTATAGGTATTGAATCGTCTAATTCAGATTTTCTTACCCAGTATTTTTGCTGCTTGCATTTCGCTTGCAGAATATTGAGTACTTACAGATGCCTTTATGGCTGTATCGGCTTGTCCGCCTACACGAACCTTAGCATCAAAGATTTCTGGGAAATCTTGCTTAAGTTGCTCAAGTTGATTGTCAAGACCAATAATGTCAAGATTATCATCAAAATCTAATTTAGTTGTATCCAAATACTTGATAAATCTTGATGGGTCTTTCAAACCCTCAGCAGATAACTTTTGATTGATCTTCTCATTCATAAGTCTTCCACTAAATTCTGCAATCTTTTGATCTTTGCTATTCAGGTCAATTTCAAGTTTCTCTTTTTCTTCCCTGAATTTTTTGGCATCATTTTTTGCACGATCCAAAGCCTCAAGTACTGCTTTAGGATCATTAATTACTGGTTCTTGTATTTCTTGTGTTTCTGTATTATTCGTTTCCAACGTTGCCTCCTGTGGCTTCCATTAATACATTATTTGTATTTGTGTTTTGTGACAAAGTAGTTAATGATTCTTCAACTGCTGCGATTGCACGAGCAACTTCTAAATCATAACCCATTTCAATAAGAACTTGCTCAAGAGATACGCCAACAACACGCTTCTTTACTGCAACTTCCCATGCATCCAAACTATCCATAGACTCAATGTCTTTCCATCTTACCTGAACATTAGGTTCAGCAGAATTATCAATCTTTAGGATAAATCTAAACATATCTGCCCATGTTGAACCAAATGTGATCTGACGATCCTTTACCTTGGCAATGAGCGGTGCTTCAGCAGTTCTGAGTGATTCGCCAGAAGGGATACTTCCAGTCTTCTCAAAATAATGAAGCGGAGTATTTGTGATAGATGCCATTGAACGAACGAAATCTTTCACTGGCTCTGTAAATACCTTGTGGTCAGCAGGAGAAAATTCTCCAACCTTATCTACACCCTTTAGGTACCATAATTCGCCTGGTCCATTTTTTAAACGACCTAAGTTTTCATCTACTGTTGCATTATCATCAAAATCTTCAAACTCTGCTGAGTTACCACTACCAGATAATGCATAACGCTGTGGTGCTCCTTGATAATCAACGGTTGTCATATGAGTAACAATCATTTTATTGATAGCGTCTTGAGGACCGTATGCATCAACGTGTTCTGGTCTTCCATATTGCTTAGATGTGCGGAAATGGAATACTGGTATTTCTCCCCATGGATTTTCTACGATAGATACGAGAGCAAAGCCATTAGCAGAAACAACATTTACAACTTCTCCAGGCATTGTGTATTTTTCAATACGATCTGGATAATACATATTCAAATGTGACGTTTTCTTTGTGTGATCCATTGGATCTTCAGATTGCCACAACTTTGCAGCAAATCTTTTTGTGCGTGGATTTTCATCGTCATAAATCATGACAGTTGTAAGCGGTGAATTGTAATCAACTGTAATATTTCCAGTTACATCTGTCCATACAATCGCATAGCAATCACCATAAGTAAGTGCACGACGGTGAATTTCATCAGCATCAATCTGTAAATCATTCATTTCCCAGATATCGTTGATTTTTCTGTTTGCCTCTTCTGTGTTGGCAGTAATGTTTGCAATTTCAAGACGGTTTAGAACAGAATCTACTACAGTCCTTGCAAAATTAAATCTGAAGTCATTAGGAGTTCCACCAAGTAGTCTATACCAGCGATTGCTTGGAAAAACCTCAGAATTTGTACCCTCATAATATGCTTCAGCAGTTAAATAGGAATTTCTCCTATCAACTATTGTGTCAATAGCCTTTTTAATATCAGACATGTTGTCTCCTTAAATAATTTATTTGTTTTGTTTCTAGTTTTACTGCTTTATTATCCAAGAAGTACAAAATGCCAGAAACTACAGCATCTAGTACGTCTTCGTGGGATAGTTTTGGAAACGCCCACATTTGTTCTTCCAATACTGGGAAATGTGAAGTGTGTTTCACTTTCTTTTGTTGGTAGAAGTTCAAAGCCTTACCAGCACGAATCTGTTTAGACAAATGCTGGGTCTTTGATCTATATTTAGCAGGGACATGTTTAAAAACGTCTTTCCACAAGTCTCCACCTTGGTTTACTTCAACATAAACCACTCCAGCATCAAATGTTTCAACTAGAGCAGCAACCCTATCTGCAATTTCAGACGGGGACATCTTAACTTGTTCTGCATGACGCACATAAATATTATTCTTTCCTTTTGCATCAATGCCTCTTGACAAAACAGCAATACCTGTAAAGTCAGATATCTTGTTTTTTGTTACGGCTGGGTCAATACTAATAATTGTATTTCCATAATCTTCTAATTCTTCAATTTCAACATCTTCATTAACCCAAAATGTTCCA